CATGAAACCTAAATTTTCGTATAATATATTTTCGTTTTCAGAGGAATCTTTATGCAAGCAATACTAGCACCTGAAGTTTGCCCCTCTTGTGGTAGCCCACTTGAGTGGAAGAACGATATGCTTTATTGCGAAAGTATCTTGTGTCCTGCACAAATCCAGAAACGGATAGAGCATTTTGCAAGATCGCTGAAGATTAAGGGGCTTGGCCCAAAGAGCATTGAGAAGCTAGGTATTACCTCTTTTCAAGATATTTATAATCTTTCGTATTATAGTATCAAAGGTGCTCTTTCCTCTGAAAAGTTAGCAGTAAAACTTTTAAGAGAGATTACTCACTCTAGAAAGGCTAGCATGAATGATGTATTACCTGCATTTAGTATTCCGTTGATCGGAAAGACTGCAGCAACGAAACTGTCCACAAAACTTAAGAGTCTCCTTGATCTTGATGAGGACAAGTGTAAAGCCGCAGGTCTTGGGCCGAAAGCAACAGAGAGTTTACTTAGCTGGTACGCAGATGAGTTTCAAGACAGCGTTCAGAAGTTACCTTTTGATTGGCAGTTTGAAACTCAGAAAATTGCAAATGAAACGAAAGGAGCAGTATGTATTAGTGGTAAACTTTCAAGTTTCAAAACAAAAGCAGAAGCTACAAAAGCCCTATCCTACGCAGGATACCAAGTAAAGACAAGTCTAACTAAGGATGTAGAATTTTTAGTGAATGAGTCAGGCATAGAGTCTGCAAAAACAAAACAAGCCCAAGAACGGGGCATAACAATTATAACAAGTCTAAAAGAATTGATAGGAGACTAAACTATGGCAACCTTGCCTAAGTGGACAGATGAGCGTACCGAAGAGCTCACAAATTTCATCGGTGACGAATCCCCAGTATCTCAAGATACTGTTGCACAAGCAGCAGAACAGCTTGAGACTACTACGCGGTCAGTTTCTAGCAAACTGAGAAAAATGGGTTATGAAGTAGAACTTGCTTCAGCAAAGAGCACTCGTGCTTTCTCTGAAACTCAAGAATCTACTCTTGCAGCTTTTGTCTCTGACAACAGCGGTGAGTATACCTATGCTCAGATTGCAGAAAACTTTGAAGGCGGAGCATTTAGTGCGAAGTCTATTCAAGGTAAGATTCTTTCAATGGAACTTACTGACCATGTGAAGCCAGCTCCCAAAGTGGAGACTGTTAGAACGTACTCTCCTGAAGAGGAAGATACTTTCGTATCTATGGTTAATGACGGAGCGTTTGTGGAAGCAATCGCAGAAGCTCTTGACCGAAGTGTAAACAGTGTACGAGGAAAGGCTCTGAGCCTGCTTCGTTCTGGCGACATTGACGCTATCCCACGTCAGGAGCACACCAAAGGCTCTGCAAAGAGCGATCCTCTCGCAGAGCTGGGTGATGTGTCTGACATGACAGTTGAAGCAATCGCAGAGTCGATTGGTAAGACTGCAAGAGGTGTAAAGACTATGTTGACCCGAAGAGGATTAACAGCGTCTGATTATGATGGTGCGGCTAAAAAAGAAAAAGCTGCCGCTAGCTAAATAGTGTTAATTTTACAGCCGTGGTGAGGGGTCACTGCGGCTGTACTCTTATCGGGGGAATCGTTGAACATAGCAAGTGCTTACTTGAAGCAAGTTTTAGACCTGCAAGATTTCGAGTCTTGGTCTTCTACGCGCAAGCATTATTTGCCCACAGCATACCATCGACTCTTCACAGAGATCGACAAACACTGTGAGAAGTTTCATCGACTCCCCACCCTTGAGGATCTTAAGTTCGAGATCCGTGATACATCTACCAAAGAATTACTCTTTGCAATAGATGCCATCGATGTAGAAGCTGAGCCTTTCATGCTTCTGCAGTACCTCAAGAATGAGTTTACTCAGAAAGAGATACTCAAGTCTCTTGAGGATTATGTTGACAACTCCATATCTTTTGAGGATGCGGAAGAGTCAGTAAATCATCTACATCAGATAGTTCTTGATATCGAAGAAAAAGTAGAGCTTCAAGAACCACAAGAGAGTATGCAACGTATTCCCTTGTTTGAGCCAGATGAAGAACTTGGAAAGTACCTGCCCCTCGGTCTAAATACGGAGTATGACCAAGATATCACGTTCTCCCCCCGAGACTTGATTCTTGTCGGAGGCCGTCGCGGGGCAGGGAAATCTATCACTTGTGCGAACATAGCTAACTCAGTCTATGCTTCTGGCAAGTCTGCCTTATATTTCACCATTGAAATGGACAGTCGTGCGATACTGCAACGGTGTTGTTCGATTGCGACTGGCATACCCTTCTCTCGCCTACGAACTAAGAATCTTAGTATTCCTGAGTGGGAGCAAGTAGCTGGTTGGTGGGCTGCAAGATATAGTGATAGTCAGGAGAGACTGACAGAGTATCGAGAGCATCGAGACTTTGAGAAGTTTCATGATAAGTTAAAGACTAGCTGTGAGCTTCTCCCGACTCAACAGCTAGATGTAATTTATGACCCCAGCTTGACTATCTCTAAGATACGATCTGAACTTGATAAGAAAATAAAAAGTAAGATGGACGTTGGCGTAATTATCGTTGACTACATCAATCAAGTAAAGAGGTCTAGTATGCCGTCTCGTAGTGGACAGTATGACTGGACAGAGCAGATTGAAGTTAGTAAAGCACTTAAGAGTATGGCGCAAGAGTTTGAAACCCCCGTCTTCTCGCCATACCAAACTGACGCTAGCGGTGAAGCTCGTTTTGCCAAGGGAATACTGGATGCCGCAGATGCCGCATACAGTCTTGAAACTTGGTCACAAGAAGATAATTGTATTACCTTCAAGTGTGTAAAAATGCGAGCTGCCGCTATGCGTGATTTTTCTTCTTATATGGACTGGGAGACACTCAAGATTGGTCCAGACACGGCTCTGACTCCGACAGAAAGAGAGGATAATGACCAAAAAACTGGTGAAGATATAGACGACATCTAAAATAGTTCTTGACATTTGCATCTATTTTTAGTATAATATATATTCAAAATGTGGAGGCTTTATGATTGTAAGAGGCAGTATGAGATATTCACCTAGTGGTAGAAAGAAACCAAACAAATCATTATATACAAACAAGCGTAGGGTACAATATATGCAGCTTCATGCAAGTGATGAGCCTATTCGTCGTGAGACTCCTGACTACCCGTCAGCTCCGCTTACACCCTACAAGCCTCGTCCTCGTGACGATTGGAAGGTGGAGGCGTCTGCAGGGTACACTATTGCACCTGCATACAACAAGGGTGCATACCAAGTAATCAGTGAAGATAGTATTGAGGATATTGGCAAGTAATGTTGATGGCTTTTTTACTGATAGTGTTAGTAGATGGCGAACCTGAGAACACAGCAGGGATGCTGTTTCGGGATATAAATAGATGCAACTACTTTTCCGATAGGATTGAGAGGGGCATCTTTGTAGAAGGACAACGATTTAGAAATTCACAAGTAAACGTAACGGCGTACTGTACGCCACGAATGGTACCAGAGGGGACAGTATTTTGGGATTAGCACCTGATTTTAAATTTACGCAACAAGATTTAACAGAACTAAACGCTGATGGCAACCCTGACAGGGGCCGCAACGGGGAGGATACACGAATCTATGTAGAGAGTGATCTACCTCAGGAAGAGCAAAAACACAAAGGGTGGTTTTGGAGCTACCCAGAAAAGAAATTCTACAGATGGGATAACCGACCCGGCTCAAATGAAGATGAGAATCCTAGCTGGTGAATGTAGAAACATTACTAACAAGTAAAAATATATACTTCATGCCGAAAGGTAGCGACTTTCTTGTTCGCTGTCTTAATCCTGAGCATGAAGATAAAAACCCAAGTATGAGAATTGACCAGATTACTGGCATATTCAACTGCTTTTCTTGTGGCTACAAGGGAAGTTTATTTAATCATTTTGGGGAAAGGGCAAATCAATTACAACAGCAGCGCGAACTTTTCAAGAAGAAACTTATACAAAAGAGGTCTGAAAGTGTTGGCTTGTCCTTTCCCCAGAATAGTTTACCATATGTAGGAAACTGGAGGGATATTCGTCCCGAAACCTACAGAAAGTTTGAAGCATTTCAACACTCTGACTCTGACTACGTAGGAAGAATAGTATTTCCTATACGAGACATTGCAGGGCGTATAGTTGCGTTTCAAGGGCGGCACACAGCAGACGGGAGGCCAAAATACAAATTTACTCCTCCAGGCGCAAAACTTCCGTTCTTCCCGATAGTGGATTTTATACAGGGTTCCACTATCCTAGTTGAAGGCATTTTTGACATGATAAACCTTCATGATAAGGGATTGACAAATGCTGTGTGCTGCTTTGGAACAAATAATTACAACGAAGCAAAATTATCAATGCTCCGAGTACAAGGAGCAGAGTACGTTGACATCTTTTTTGATGGCGACGATGCGGGACAAAGTGCCGCAGAAAAACTAAAGACTGAGTGTGAGAAAGTTGGTCTCGTAGCCAGAAATGTGCATATCAAAGACACAGATCCTGGTGCCCTCAGTCAACTTCAAGTAGATAAGTTAAAGGAGAAGTTATATGGCTAAAGTTGCCTTAGTAGAAACTAAACCAAGTAGAACAGACTTTACCAAAGCATTTGGCGGAGCTTTTGAGTTCGACCAGTATCAACTTTGTTCTGATCCTACTATAAAGAAAGTATTGAAGCGAGACTGTGATATACAGTTTGATTCTAACCTCTATGACTGGATTGTTCTGGTCGGAAGTGATGCGTTGAAATACTTTACAAAAATAAATTCAGTAACAGAATATTCTGGTAAGAAAGTAGAAGATAAATTCTTGCCAGTAATAAACCCAGCCATGCTTACGTTTAAGCCAGAAGCACGTAAGACATGGGAAGATTCTAAAGAAAGCATCATTAAGTATATAAATGGTGAGATAGAAGAGGTGATAATAGATGAGTCAATCGCATTTGGCATACAAGATACAGAAGAGTGTAACGCGTTTATACGAGAAGCAATCGCGCATCCTAGTACATTTATTGCTCTGGATTCCGAGACGACTGGGCTCTATCCTCGGGACGGGCACATTCTGGGGATATCACTTTCTTACGACGGCAAGCGCGGAGCATATATCTCAACAGAATGCTTTGATGAGGAAACTGAAGAGCTTCTTCAAACGCTCTTCACCAAAAAGCGAGTAGTATTTCATAACGCAAAGTTTGACGTTGCGTTCTTCGAGTACCACTTCAACTTTAAGTTTCCAAGAATAGAAGACACCATGCTGCTCCATTATCTCATAGACGAGAATCCTGGAGGGCACGGCCTTAAACAGTTATCCATTCGATTCACTCCATATGGCGACTATGAGAAGCCAATGTATGAGTGGATGGACAACTACAGAAAAGAAAACGGCATCCTCAAAGGAGACTTCCAGTGGGGGTCTATTCCGTTTGATGTAATGAAAACATACGCAGCGATGGATGCTCTGTGTACTTATCTTCTTTACGATAAGTTTAAGAAGATCAAAGAGAACCCCAAACTTAAGTGGGTATACGATAACATACTTATTCCTGGTACACGCTTTTTGATTGATGCACAGGACAATGGTGTTCCTTTTGACAAGAAAAGATTATATGCGGCTCAGGAACTTATGCAGGATGATATTGATGCTGCTGTTAGTGGGCTATACAAGAACCCTATAATAAACAAGTGGGAAAAGTACAATGGAAAAGATTTTAACCCTAACTCTACTGTGCAGTTACGTTCCCTTCTTTTTGACTACCTTGATCTGCAACCGACTGGCAAAAAGACAGGAACAGGAGCTCACTCAACGGACGCGGAAGTATTACAAGAACTTGGATCCCAGTCGGAAATTCCACGACTTATCCTTGACATACGTCAACGATCCAAAATTAAAAATACTTACTTGGACAAAATCATACCGCAACTGGATAGAGATAGCAGATTACGTACATCGTTCAACCTTCATGGTACTACTAGCGGTCGGCTCAGTTCTAGTGGTAAGCTTAATATGCAGCAGCTTCCTAGGGATAACCCTGCCGTAAAGGGATGTATCAAAGCGGCAGAAGGACACAAGATTGTTGCAATGGACTTAACTACGGCAGAGGTTTATGTTGCCGCAGTTCTTGCCAAAGACAAAGCACTTATGGAAGTATTCCGTTCAGGCGGAAACTTTCACAGTAGTATTGCGAAGACAGTATTCCGTCTACCCTGTGAAGTAGAGGAAGTAGCAGAGCTGTACACAACACAAAGACAGGCTGCAAAAGCAGTTACATTCGGCATCATGTATGGTGCAGGCCCAAAGAAGATTAGTGAGCAAGTTACCAAAGACTCAGGTAAATACTTTAGTCAGCAAGAAGCAAAAGAAGTTATTGATGACTACTTTCAATCGTTCCATGCACTCAAGAAGTGGATAAACGACAACCACAGATTCATTGAACAGAATGGATTTGTATACAGTTTCTTTGGTAGAAAAAGGAGATTACCCAATGTCAAATCTTCGGATGCGGGCATCAAGAGTCATAGCATTAGGTCTGGTCTTAACTTTCTGGTGCAGTCTGCTGCTTCTGATATTAACCTCCTTGGGGCTATAGATATGCATGACCGTATACAGGCAAACAAGATGGAAGCCCGTATATTTGCACTTGTACACGATTCCATTCTTGCGGAAGTTCCAGAGGATGAGATAGAAGATTACGAGATAATGCTTAAGGACTGCATACAGAAAGACAGAGGAATTACTATTCCTGGCGCTCCAGTTGGGTGCGACTTCGAAATCGGAGACGACTACTCAATGGGCAAATTTGAGAAGCAATATGGCATACTCTGATAAGGTAATAGATCATTACGAAAACCCTCGAAATGTGGGTAAAATGAATCCTGATGATCCAAATGTTGGTACAGGCATGGTCGGAGCACCTGCCTGTGGCGACGTAATGAAGCTACAGATAGAAGTAGTAGATGATATAATACGAGATGCAAAGTTTAAAACTTACGGCTGTGGTAGTGCTATAGCTTCGTCTTCCCTTCTTACCGAGTGGGTAAAGGGGAGAACCATACAGGAAGCGACAGATATAAAAAATGTAGAAATAGCAGAAGAGCTGTCACTACCGCCCGTAAAGATACACTGTAGTGTTCTTGCGGAAGATGCAATCAAAGCAGCAATAGCTGATTATGAGGGTAAAAATGCTGAATATAACTGCGAGTGCCAAGAAGTATCTTAATCGTAAACGTATCGAAAAGAATAAGAAGTATATACTCTTAGACCTGAAGCCTAGTGGCTGTGCGGGTTTTGAATATACTTGGGACTACTGTGATGAACTCCCACTAACCTTTACATTAGTAGATGACCTAGTGGTTGTTGGTGAAGCCGCTCAAACGGCAGTACATGGAAGCACAGTAGACTATCATGAAGAACTTGTGGGTTCTTCCCTTACAATAAATAATCCTAATATACAGGATGCCTGTGGGTGTGGTGTTAGCTTCACCGTATAACACCCCAAGAAAAGGAGAAAACATTGTTCAAAGTAGCATGGAACTATGACGGCAAGAAACACAAAGCCAAAGTTAAATCCCCCCTCGGTAGGTACGAATACTGCCAGATGCTAGAAAAAGAGGGAGCAACTGATATAAAAATAAAATACTATGCCCCATATGGAGAGATAGTTGATAGTTACCTACAGGGACGTTCAAAACGTAACTTTCCCAGTTTTCAAGATTACTGGAAGCAACTGGAGTTATTCTGACGGACTGCTGTTCTTAGACGATCAGTTACTCGATGATAAGAATATGCCTGGGCAAACTTTGGGTATTCGCAGACTTCAGACTCCCTTCAAGAATCTGTTTCCTCTGCGAAATGCCCTTATCAGCCACATTGGCATAATAAAACAAACGGGAAAAAATTTTATTGACTCTAACGGCGACCCCTTTATCTACGACAAAACCTTAATGTGTAAACTTAAGTATTATAAGATTCGCAAGGTTGATAGAAAAGAGGTCGCCTCAGTTTTATGGGTGAAAGGAATAAACTTTCCGTTTACAATTCCAAGACCGCCAGAGGACGGCAGGACTTGGGCAGGTATTTTACACTTAAACGATATACCTTGGCTGCTATATGAGTATTCCGAAGAAAAACTCAAGGATACTCGCAGGAAAATATAAACTATGGCTAAACGTAGCAAGACTCTCAACGGCTCTGGACTAGAGCTTGCTGAGATAGAACCTTTAACACGTAACCAACTGATTGCTTTTGAAAGTGATAAAAATTTAGTTCTGCATGGTTGTGCAGGCACGGGAAAGACTTTCATTTCATGTTATCTTGCATTTGATGATATGACAAAAAATCAGTATGAAAAGTTAGTAATCATACGAAGTGCAGTTCCTACTCGGGACATTGGTTTCCTGCCAGGAACTGAGAAAGAAAAAAGCTCAGTATACGAAGAACCTTATTATGACATATCTATTGATTTGTTTGAAAGGGGCGACGCGTACCAGATACTCAAAACTAAAAGATTAGTGCATTTTATGACTACTTCTTATATAAGAGGTATAACACTAAGAGACGCAGTTATACTCATAGACGAGTGTCAGAATATGAGCTTTCACGAATTAGACTCTATCATAACAAGAGTCGGGGAAAACTGTAGAGTAATATTCTGCGGAGACTTCTCACAGTCCGATCTAAAACAGAACGGAATGAAAGAGTTCTTCGAGGTTCTAGCTTCTATGAATCGATTTGATTTTATAGAGTTTGGAGTGGAGGATATTGTGCGAAGCGGTTTTGTAAAGGAATATATTATAGCAAAAGAGTACGCATGAAAAAAGCAGTAGTCAGTAACCGTATTTATATTGAAGTAGACGATAAATACAAGGATGTTTTAAGCAAAGAGCTGACATATACGATTCCTTCGTTCAATCCTAAGGATCCACCTATAGTCATTAAGAATATGGCACGTATTCGTAGTAACTTAGTGAGTATCCCGATTGGACGAACGGATCTAATCCCAAATGACTACGAAATAGTTGATAAGCGTATAACAAAATCAGTAGACTTTCCTGACTTTAAGTTTGAGTTACGACCAAGCCAAAAGGATGCTTTTGACGAAGTCGATGACAACTGTATAATAAACGCTTGGGTCAGTTGGGGAAAGACTTTTACAGGTCTTGCAATAGCTGGTAAACTCGGGCAGAAAACACTCATAGTTGTACATACAGTCCCGCTAAGAAACCAGTGGGCTGCAGAGGTAGAAAAAGTATATGGAATTACAGCAGGTATTATTGGAAGTGGTAAAATGGACATTGACAGTCCTGTGGTTATTGGGAACACTCAAAGTCTGTACCGTCGTATTCCAGATATACGTCGCGAATTTGGAACCGTCATCTTGGACGAAATGCATCATGTCTCGTCTCCAACGTTTTCTAAAGTCATAGACTCAAATTATGCAAGGTATAAGATCGGTCTATCGGGCACTATAGAAAGAAAAGATGGCAAACACGTAGTATTTCGTGATTACTTTGGACAAAAAGTAATCAAACCCCCAAAAGAAAACTATATGACTCCGAGTATACTTATATACCGCTCGGAAGTACGATTTATGGACGGAAGTAACATTCCTTGGGCAAATAAAGTAACAAACTTAGCTTATAATGAAGAATACCTGCACAGCATTGCACTTTTAGCCGCATTTTACGGAAAGAAAGGGCACAAAGTGCTCGTAGTAAGTGATCGTGTGCATTTTTTGCAGGTCTGCGCCGAACTGGCAGGTGACAGAGCTATTTGTGTTACGGGTGAGGTACCGCATGAGGAGAGAAAAACACTCATGTCTAAAATTTCAGACGGAAAAGCGGATATTTTGTTCGGTACACAAGCAATTTTCTCAGAAGGTATCTCACTAGACGACTTAAGTTGCTTGATTCTGGGCACGCCAGTGAATAATGAGCCTCTACTCACACAGTTGATAGGTAGAGTCATAAGAAAGAAAGAAAATAAAAAGAACCCTCTAGTCATAGATGTACATTTGAAAGGGAATACTGCACGCAGGCAGGCTTCCAATAGGATGGGCTACTACATGAAACAGGGTTACCAGATACAGGAACTTTAAAAAAATAATACTTGACATGAATTATAATTTTTGATATAATATGTTATTCTACGATTGGAAAAAGATTTATGAAACTTGTAAAGGCAATACTGCCGAGATAGTACGAGTTTTAAAAATGTTAGTAGAGAAGCAACTGCCCGTGAATCACTACGATAAGATTTATAAATATTATCACATTGATTTTCGAGGAGACTCTTTTTTACTGCATCCAGATGTTCTATTGTACCATGCTTATGAGTATTCGTACAAGGATGTCTGTATTTATGTAGCAATGGCCAGTGCACGTTCATACGCTGAGTATGCTGCACACGGCAAACTTTCATTGGATCGAATTCATTTGACAATAGATCCTTTTATGTTTTTAGACAACCCTAGCCTACTTCGTATGGAAGATGATGGAATTCATTTTCGGTATGAAGAAGCCCCAATGGAGATACATTAAAATGGCAATATCATTTAATCAGCAGAAAGGTTCTGCTCAAAAAACCTCAATCAGCACATTTCAGTACAAGGACGGGGACAACTCTTTCCGTCTCGTAGGCGACATTCTTGCTCGCTATGTGTACTGGGTCAAAGGCGAGAACGACAAGAACATTCCTTTGGAGTGTCTGTCTTTTGATCGCAACGCAGAAGCGTTCAACAACAAAGAAAAGGATTGGGTTCGTGAATACTACCCCGACCTCAAGTGTGGCTGGAGCTATGCAACTCAGTGCATTGACAACGGTGAAGTAAAAGTTGTTAATCTAAAGAAAAAACTCTGGGAGCAGATTATAACTGCCGCAGAAGACTTAGGCGATCCTACCAGTGCTGAAACTGGATGGGAAATCAAGTTTAAGAGAGTTAAAACTGGGCCTCTTCCCTACAATGTAGAGTACCAATTACAGCCTCTCAAGTGCAAGCCTAGTGCACTTTCGGCTTCTGATGCAGCTCTCGCTGCTGACGTGAAGTCCATGGACGACGTGATGCCTCGTCCTACTCCCGACGCTCAGAAAGAACTTCTTGACCGCATACGTCAAGAGTCTGTATCCGAGATTGACGAAACCCTTGAAGAAGAGTTC